CTATGAATGAATCTTATCAAATTCCTTTTTAGCTTCGTTTCTTCTTTTATCAATCCATTCAGCCAGATCTCGAACATCCACCATTCTTGGTGATTTTTGACTATTTCCGTCCCTGTATGTTAAAAACGGCAATTCACCTAAGGCTGCTTTTTTATCTGCATATGCAGGCGTTAAATTTAAATATTTTTCAGCAACTGACGCTAGTGGAACTTGAGATGTTTCAAATTCAGCCATTAATAAAAACATTGTGTTCATATTTATCCCCACATATCTGCCGCATACAGATTTAAAAATTAGATATCGTCGTTAACTGGTTTAATTAAATGCTGGTGGATAATAGACACATATTTAGCCTGATGGATTGCATCAGCTAATGCATTGTGTTGTTCTCCTTCAAATTCGAGCGTACGCTTAGGATCAATACCAGCATTACGGCCTAGCTCTACAATGGTGCGAACATCACGGTTATTATAAAATTTCCAGAATGGCTCTAAATCACATACGGCATAGGCATTAGCCAAAACAACATTGTCAAAGTCGCTACCATTGCCCCAGACACAAACTTTATTTGTTAAATGATCTCTAGCAAACATAGACAAACAAGTAAGCGTATACATAATAGGCTCTGCACGTTCATCAACAATTTCGGCTCTGGCCTCACTGCTTTGCTTCATCCACCAAAGAACGGTATCGGCATTAATATGAAGCCCAACTCGTTCACAGCTGGTTAAATCAACCGTGCGATAGAAAGTAGGGCCAATTTCACCCGTTGAAGGTTCAAATGCCACTGCACCAATAGAAACAATAGCGGCATTACCTTTATTGCTCATAGTTTCTAGATCTACCATTAAGTGTTTATATTTCATTGTGTCGCTCCAATTCAGTTTTAATCCATTCTTCAGCTTGTTCATTGCATGCAAGAACATCACCCATCATTAATTCAATATCAATTGACTCATTTGCTATGTGAGATAACAGGCTCATGAATTTAGCGAATTCTTTTGAATCGCAATCAATAAAATTAGCTCGATAGGAACCAATTAGATGATTTCGCGCAAACAGAACGCCAAGTTTCATTTGCTCTTTATTGAATAATGGCTCTTTCCGTAGCTTTTCAATTTCAGGGCATAGTTTACGAATAAATTTGACCGCTTCTTCATGGCTGACTGAATTTTCTATTTGCTGATTGAACCAGGAGTTCAAATCACTAGAATGAGCTTTCATATCATCGTGCATTTCAGGTTCAATCCATTGATAAATGCTCTGGATCCACGTTCGAGCTTCTTTGACATTACCGATTGATAAATAGTGGTCGGCAATCATTAGAACCATACTCCAGCGGTGAATATCCCAAGATAGCTTGAGTTCAGTTCCAGCATTACGCTGAAGGATTTCAATTTCTTCTGTAAGTTTGTTATTCATAATCACACTCGCTTAAACTCAATAACCCACACCCACGGATTAGCAGCCCAGTTATCTTCTCCGTGTATATCCATCCATATTTGAGCGAACCATGAACGAGAGAAGTCAGGAAATCCAAATCGCTTAGAAATTACATCGATAGAGTGATGTCCCTGTGGTGCTCCCTCAGAAACGGCGTCTTGTTTGCTTATATCTTGTAGGCGCTCTACACGAATATCAATAATTTCAAGTGTGATGCGAGAAGCCCAGCACGGCATATTGCTTGAGGGTCTCCAGCCTTGCCGAAAATTATCATCGCAATCGATATATTCAGGCGCATACCCACCATCAGCCTTATAAACACAGTTTTCTACTTTTTGGTATGGGGTCGGATCTTTAAATAGGTCGTAAGCTTTTTCGCTATCAACTAACGGACCTTGCCATGTTTCACGAACCCAAATGCGATCGCCAACCTTACCGTAAGGACAGGTAAGAGGGTACGTCCTGTCATTCCAAGTGGCACCATCAGTGGAGCGCAGAACACAGCGACCATCTTTGACGCCTGCGTGATAATTTCCAGCCCTTAAACCGCTATAGTTCAAGTTAAGAGCCTTATCAATTGGTTTGAATTTAGCAATGCAGCGAGTTTGAGTTTTACGGCCATCAAGGATGGCGCGTACCATTTCTGAGTTAAAAATAATTCCGCGCTCTTTCATGTCAGCCACCTATGCGTGTAGCAGTTCTAATGCGCTCATAAACCTCACTAGCTTGAATACGTTCATCACCAACATCACAGGCGCAGAAATATTCAAATGCAGCTTTTTCAGCTTCTTTATGTGCTCTGAGAAATTTTGCTTTTAGTTTTGCCACATCAGGCCTTAGCCATGAACAAACAGGACCATCTTCTGATTCAGAAATGCCACCGATAAACCAACCATCACCTTGAGGTTTGCTAGGCAGCCACCCTGAAATATCACACTGGCCATCTTCAAAATAGAGTTTGAATGTTGGGTGGCTTTCATCAATATCACCATCCATATAGACATTACAGATTTCAAGGCAATTGTTATCAAACCATTGTTTTAAATATTCACCGTCTTCACTTACAGGAATTTGAGAGTGAGCCCAGTAGCCAAGTTCATCGCGTTCTACTAATTCAGGTTTAATAGACATATGCACCCCCTACACAATAATTCTGTAAACTGAATTAACTGTTTGTATATAACCATCAGCAAGATAAGTATCGATATTGATCACCCGGGATGTTTGTATTGTTGCGCCGTTATAGAAACGATTTTTTTTATCATTGAATATTTTCCCGTAAGCACCATGGCGGTGTATTTCTTCAACATGAAGATCCGCATCGAATTCAGGCATAATTCCAGTTAGTTGGTTATAACGGTGAATAAACATCGTACGTGCTTGAATGGGTAGCAGAGGATTTACAGTAATAAGGTCACTTGGTGGTACTCCATCTAAAATTGGCCAAAAATTATCGCCATCAACTTCTAGATCTCGACGTTCGGTTGCTAACACTGTTAGGTCTGCATAGTGAACCACATCACTGATAGCTCTTGGTATATCCCATTTGTAGCAAATAACTTTCTGAACATTTTTTTCTATTACTTTATATTCCGGCAACAGCGCTTTTAATGGGCTAGGTAAGTCTTTGCAATAGGCTTCTGATGCATCGTGTAGTAATGCTTCCAGCGCATATTCTGGTGGTACAATTTGACTCACATAAACGGAATGCTGAGCAACAGAATAGAATTGGCTAATTTGCCCGGCAAAGCGACATTCATTAGATAAACCCTGAGCAATATCATTAATATCGATATCATCCGCACTGATATTGATAAAGTTAAAATGCTTTCCTGTAAAAGTTGAAATATATGACATGTTCAAATCTCCACACTACAAATAGCGCCACTAAACTGGTGGCGCATAAATTAATTAAGCTGAAAAATTCCCAATGAATGTTTCGATCTGAGAGCCTTCAAATTTAGAAGCAAGTAGATCACGAAATTCCTGTGCCATTTGCTCTTCTAAATTTTCAAGTTGAACAATACGAAGAATCAATGCTGGCGTATCGTGTGAAGTTAAAATGCTATAGCGAAGTTTAATTGCGCGTTCTTGCAATTCTTCATACGGAGTACATTTGAACTCAAAAGCAGCTGGCATAATGTCTTTGCTTTTTGCTTCAACACTTTCCATTACAGAACGGTTTGCCGAAAAATCACTATCTTCATGATCTGATGAACGGCTTGATTCAATAGTAATTCGACGGACAGCACCAATAGCTTGCTTAATATCCAGAACATTACCTTCAGCATCGAAAGCTAATAAGAATTCGCGCCAATCTTCCAACCACTCGGCAAGCTCTTTTTGTCCTTGCTTGCGGCCATTAACTGATAGAACAGCAGAAAAAGGGGATGTTTTTTTCAGGCCAATTACAGCTGAGTTATCCGCGTGACCAGGAGCTGCAATAGTACCGAGGTTAAAGATAGTTTTTGCACTCATATCTTCAGCATCGATAAAACAACGAACACCAGGAGTATCAGCATAACCAACACTATATTTTACGAAGTCGCTAATGCTGGTGGTTTTTAGTGCACCACGGAAGCGATAACGACCTTCTTGATATCTCTCTAGACTAACAATTTCGAGTCCATCAGGTTTGGCAACAGCAGGGCAAGGCATACTTTCCACAGCACCTAAGCGAACACCTGAAATAGCTAGTTCTGTAATTTGAGAAATAGCATCACCATTTAATTGAGACATAAAGGCTCCTACTTATTTAATAAAGTATTTTTAAAGATTGATATTTAGATTAAAAAGAAATTAATTAACTTGTTTTAATTTGCCGTCAGGTGCACCATTAATTGCAAATAATTGACCTTGGTCTTCTTGCAAAATAGTAAGTTTCCCACCTTTATTTACATACATTGGTGTTTCTGTTGTATCTTCTTCTGATTGCTTACCGCGTCGAGTTGGTGTGACGAACTTCAATTTATGTGAAACCTTCACTCTATTTTCATCAAATTGAGTAATTTTAAAAACAATTTGAATTTCACCCGTGCCGCCATTTTTATTAACACCACCGCCGACAAGATTTAATGCTGCAGAAATTTTATTCTGAAATGTGCCTGCATCTAATTCAGAAAGAAAATCTGGAACATTTGTTTTTCTATCTTCACTCATGAGTAGATCCTCATTATTAGGTTATTACTCCACAAATAAGACCGCTAATAATAATTAAAACATATTACCTAGTATGGACTGATTAAATATCAGCGGTCTTATGTGTGATATAAAAAGGGTGGCTACTGAATAGAACATTATCATCAACCTCGTAGTGTGGAAGATTCAGGTCGCCACCAAAACCATCAATAACTACTTACTAGCACTGGCGTTTTTTTCATCCTGAATACGTTTATAAATTTCCTCACGGTGTACAGCCACATTCTTTGGTGCTTCAACACCTATTCGGACCTGATTACCGCGAACCCCTAGAACAGAAACTTCAATTTCATCACCTATTTTTAGGGTTTCCCCGACTCTACGTGTCAAAATAAGCATACGTCCCTCTCTACTACTCCACATTAAAATTAGTGCCTGGTTGTTTAGCCACATCAGGCGGCTGTGGTACTCTTGGAAGTTCCCACACAACCAAGAAGGTATAAATAATGTCATTTAAAGATATAGTTCAAAGCCATACTATTGAGCTTGGTGATCTACTTCGACAACTTGAAGGTTATCCCCTTGAAACACGTGTTTATTTCGGTGGTCTTGATTTTTACCGCATAAATCAACAGGGTAAAAACCTTATTCAAATTGAATTTAATCAATCGGTTTATCGAACAACCGAAGATCTCTTGGTGGTTGAAGACCATTCAAAATAGCTGCCGCATACACATTGGCTTTTACATAATTAACGGGGGCGTAGCTTTCCTCTATTCTCCCGTCAATAACTCGATTAAATTGCACTTCATTCTTACCTAGCTGAATAACCCATGAGACCGGATATTTTTCAGGGTGTAAAATGTGCTGTATAGTTGGTTTCCAAGCATTTAGTGAATTTAATTTGCTATCAACACCTATTGGTGCGGGCCTATTACATTGTTGTGAGTGTTCTTTAATTGCCTCAGATAAGCGAAAAAGAAAATCACTAGGTTTAAAATCCATCGTAGCGTTATTGTTAGGCTCAGAATTTACTTTCATATTGCAAAGCTTATTTACAAATTCTGTATTATTGATGGCAAGATAAATAAGGTCATTAAATAGTTGGCCATCAATAGTTACTAAATTGCTGGCAGGTAAACCAACCATTGAATATTGATTTTTTGCCTCTTCTAATGCTTGTTTAAGGACGGTAACAATTTGATCTTGCGTGCCGTCATTTAGCCATTTAACTGCCATACGTCCGCTTTTTGGTTCTTGCCTGAACTCCCAGCGAATATCAGTGTTTTGCTCATCTATTACAGTGACTTTCATCCTGAATCCCCCCATGAGTTAGGCGCTGATGGTGACTTTGCAGCGTTCCTGCTGGTCGAAGATTTCATCATCGAGCTTTTCAATCTTGCGCTGCAGTTCGGCCTTGTCCTGTTCAAATTGAGCTTGTTTAGCTTTAAGAGATTCAAGAGTATTGAATTCAGCTGCTTTTTTTAGAATCCATGCCTGAGCGTCTTCCTGCGACATTGGTACGCTAAAGGTAACAATTGGTTCGTTTGAATTGAGTTGCATAACACCCCCTAAGTTGTCTTTGATATAAATCTAATCCAGCTTAGGGTTTGTGTCAATGAAAAATCTAAATAAACTTAGATTTTTATTAAGGAGGGGTTAGAGTTCGAACTGTACGCTTCTGACAACACCTACAATTTCGCAATTTCCATTGATGGGGATGCTTGGATATCGAGGGTTTAAAGGAAGTAAAAATTTATTTGGTCCATCGATTATGAGTTTTTTTACAGTAACTTCATTAGATCCTGATAGGCGAGCAACAACAAACTTGCCATTAGCTGGCTCAACATTGGGATCCACAACGATATGGGCCCCTTCAGGAATTGACGGCATACCCAAAGGGTTAGTCATTGAGTCACCTTTTACTATTAGTGAAAATGCCATAGGAGAGACCTTAATACTGGTTTCGATATACTCTAAGTCGTCATTAAAAATTTCTTCTGGTGGATAGTCAGTGAACATTCCAGCCTGAACATACGAAAGCACGGGGATTCGTTGTATTGTCGTAACAACAGAACCTGCTTCTCTTGTTGGTATACCGTATAGTATATAAGCTTCTGATGTATTGAAATATTTTGCTAACTTAATTAATGCATCTCCATTTGGCAAGTTAAGGTCTCTTTCCCAATAACCAACAGCAACATCTGAAACACCACAAAACAATCCCAAGTCTTTTTGGGATGTCTTGGATATTTTCCTCATTTTTTTAATTCGTTCTCCTACCGTTTCCATTAGTTCTCCATTAGTCAATAAACCTAAGTTATCTTATTTTTTATTGACCAATATAAAATTCGGCTTTAATATCTAAGTATTCTTAGAAAATGATTGAGGTTTATATGACAACAGATCAGGTTGAACAGTATTTTGGTAGTGCGATTAAAACCGCAGACTTCTTTGGTATTAGTCCTGAAGCATTTTATCAGTGGAAAAAAAGACCAAAGCAATTAATCCCGAAAAATAGAGCTATAGAGGCTGATTACAGAACCAAAGGTAAGCTCAAGTTCGATCCATTGTTATACAAAGACGATATCAATATTAACTAAAAAATTTAACTACCAGAAAAAAAAGGAATTGTAGATATGTGCAATCAAACACTTAGAGAAGTTGTTAAAGGAATGTGCAAAGGATATCCGAACGGACGTGCAGGAATGGCTGGCGCATTAGGTATGTCAGAAAACACATTTAACAACAAATTATACGAAAAAAATGGGTGCCGTTTTTTTGAAAATGGTGAACTTGAAAAAATGGAACAACTATCAGGAACTTCATTGCTGGTGGAATATCACATGGGGCGCCATCAGATTGTAGCTTCACAAAAAGTTGAACCTGAAAGTTTAGACAAAGTGGACTTGTTTGAAATTCGCATGAATTTGGATGCTATGTACGGATCATTATATGCATTGATGCAGAAGTGTATCACTGATGGCTTCGTTACTGATGAAAAAATGAGGGTAATGGAAAAAAAGCTAGGGAAAGTATTTTCATACACGGCTGGCTTTGTTGAATCTTTCAAAACTGTATATAGGGCTGAAAAACAATGATTTCACTAAGAAAGGGTGGCGCTCAGGATATGCGGTCCCGAGCGCCGAGCGTCAAAACAAAGTGTGGAGTAATGAACGCTATGAACAGTTTAAATCAGTTGCAGCCAAGAAAGCAATTTAAGTGTTTGCTTACTTCTAGAAGTGACTCAATTCAATATGTAGAGATCATAACCTCAGCTGACGAGTCGGGCAACTACCAGACTAAACAACAATTGGTAGACAAAGATAGCAGTGAATTCAAACGTTGTTGGGCTGAATACTATTTCCGTAGTGGGAGAGGGGGACATGTCCAATGAAAAGCATAAAAACCTTAACCGTTACTTCCGAGATAGGCGCGGTATCGTCGTTAAAGTCATTGAGTGGGATCCGTACCAAAAACGGGTCATTTTCATGTGGGGCAATTATCCACATCGGTGCTTTGTTCCACTTTGGTTATTTCAGCGTGATTACACAGAAGTCGAAGATTAAAAGTGGTGATAGGTATGGCAACTAATACATTTGATGTTGTGCAAGCAATGTCAGGGCATAAAAACGTAATTGTTATACCTGTGCCTTACCTTGAGTTTTTTAAGGGTGATCAGCAAGCTCATGCTTTGGCTGCAATACTGAATCAATTGGTATTCTGGTCAGGTGTTGCATCGAGTGCAGAGGGTGGATGGTTTTATAAGAGCCATGAAGATCTTGCTGATGAAATTAAAGGGCTGTCAGGTGAAGAGCAATCGCGTAGGCTGGTGGATAAATTACGTAAAAAATACTTCCCCGGCATCATTGAAACTAAGACTAAGAAAGTAAACGGCACTCCAGTAACGCACTATCGATTAGATGGTGATGCACTTATCTCAATGATTTTTCCTGCAATTTCTGAAACGTCGAAAGTGAGGAATGGAAACGTCGAAATCGACGAATCCAATCGTCGAAAATGCGGAATGGAAACCGCAGAAATGCAGAATCATGGAAACGTCGAAAATGCGGATTCCTATCTTTATACAGATCTTAACTCAGATAATAACTTACAGATCAATAAATCTCTTTCGTCGCAGAATTCTAACGAATCCAGCGACCAGTCAAAAATTGATTTTTTAAATCGTTACCCAGAGGCGGTGATTTACAGCGCTAACTTCAAAAAATGGGGAACGGAAAAAGACCTAGAGTGCGCCCAATGGCTATTTGAACGGAAACAGTGGTTATTTCAAGAGCGCGGTATTGGTGAGCCTGACAAGCCTAACTTCACTGAATGGGCGAATACAGTTCGACTGATGCGTGAAATTGACGGGCGCAGCCACAAGGAAATTTGCCAACTCTACAAGCGCATTACCCTCGATGATTTCTGGCATTCAGTCATTCTGTGCCCCTCCAAGCTCCGCGAGCAATGGGAAAAGGTCATTGTTAAGTTTGCCAGTGGACAAAAAGTGAGTGTAGACCCCGTAGAACGTGACAACGCTTATACACGGATCATTGGTTCTAGGTTAACGCCAAAAAATCGTACGGAAGAAATTGCAGCTGAATTAGCGGGCAAGCAGGGTGTTCGTAACATGTCGGATTTCGTAGGTCGCAAGGCATGGTTAGGTATTTGGCAACAAGCAGCAGAGCTAGCAGCGAAAGAGGTGACAGCATGATGCGTAGTGAAACTAAAACAATCTATGGCGTTGACGTGCTAGGCATGATTGCCATGTTCAAACAGCTACGTAAATGGTGCACGATTCGCAAGCTTCGTAACAGGTGGAATCAATCCCGTCGTGACTTAGTGACCTGCAGGAAGTTTCGCCACTTAAACCATCATGCTGACCATTTTCAAGTTCAGCAGCGTTATAAGCATATGCGCGAGTATGTTAAATCCCACCAGCAGCGAGGTGCTATCTGATGAATAAATACATTCAAAGCCTCGAGGCGCTTAAAGCTAAACCACGACATAAGCTTAATGAAATTGGGGATCAGTGGTGTACACCCGATGAATTGTACTGGGGTATCAGCTCGATATATGGGCTATTCAAACTCGATTTATTTACTGACGGTAAAAACACTAAGGCACCTAACTTCTACACTGCAGAAGATAATGCTTTAACTCAAGACTGGTCGGAAAAGCTAAAAGAAGTTGGCGGTGCTGCATTTGGTAATCCACCATATTCACGCAGTTCATATCACGAAAAACAGGCTATAACGGGTGTTGGCCACATAATGAACCACGCCTTTGCAATGAGAGAGAAAGGCGGTCGCTATGTTTTTCTTCTGAAGGCGGCAACAAGTGAAAGCTGGTGGCCAGAAAATGCAGATCATGTTTGCTTTATTCGCGGTCGTATTGGGTTTGAGCTCCCTGCGTGGTTTAACCCATCAGATGATAAACAGAAGCCAACGGGGGCATTCTTTGCTGGCGCTATTGTCGTTTTTGATAAGTCATGGACAGGTAAACCATTTGATTATATCAAGCGTGAGGATCTAGAGGAACGAGGCAGAATATTCATAGAGCAAGTTAGGTGGTTAGCGAAGAGGGTGGCTGCATAAAATGATAACTGAATACCAATACACGCAAGGAATTGAAGTCATTAGGATTGGACGCGAATTTAAAACAATAAATGCAGCGATCCTAAAAAATGTTGCTAGTTATTCACCATCCGCTGCACACCGAGCTTTTGAAATGCTGGAAAAAATTGGCTGCATAAAATATGTCGGCAATTTCCCGGCAGGGAAAACTAAGCAGAGGTCAAAGCAATACAGCATCGATCCCCATGCAATTACAAAGCTAAAGGCAGTGTGGGAGACAAAGTTAGAGGAGAAGGAAAAACCAAAGAGGGCAGAAAAGCTTAAAACACAGCCACCATCCGAGCCTAAAAAAGTGGACGAAATCAAGAAGTGTGAGCCTGAGCCTCGATTCGAGTGTGGCATTAAAGTTGTCGAAAAGACTTACATAGGCGATATGGGAAACCAATCACTAAAACAATTAGATCAGTTGCTGGCGGAGGTGAGAGCGTGATTATCGATTATTTCATGAATACTAGATTACTGTTTTTAATAACTATGATTTCAGGATGGGCCGCTGTGGGATTTGAATTGATTTATTTACCTGTCAGCTTTCTAGTAGCTTCATTCATGGTTTATCTAATTATTCCCTTTGCTATTTATATCTGCATTCCCATGTTACTGAAAAAGAAATCGGGAGGCAGTCGTGGATGAAATTCATCAGTGCAAATGCGGCAGTGAAGATCTGCATATTCTTACCCTCGAATACCGCACTTGGTTTTATGTTTATTGTCATAGCTGCGGGAAAAAAAGCCCTGCAATAAATGATAGGACAGAAGCGGTAAGAATTTGGAATGAGGTGGTATCAAAATGAATTCTTCAATTACTTTAATACTCCCATTTCCACCTAGTGTTAATGCTTGCTGGCGGAACATTAACGGTAAAACGTTAATTAGTGCAAAGGGGCGTGCATTTCGGGCAAATGCAGCTGCAGCAATCTATGAACAACTGCGTAAAAGACCAAAGGCAATCACTGAGCATGTCTCTGTCATTGTAAAGATGTACCCACCATCAAAGCGTCGAATGGATATTGATAATTACTTGAAAGCCCCCTTCGATGCATTAACACATGCTGGGGTTTGGAGTGATGACGTTCAGGTTAGACGTGCTGTCATTGAATGGCATGAAGTCGTAAAGGGTGGTCGATTTGAAATTGAGATAAAGCCCCTTAACGCAACGGTGGAGAAAATATCATGAGCCACAAATGGATATTAACTCCCATCATTATTCCTGAAGTTAATGCTGTGATGTTTAGACCAGGAGCAAGCCTAAATTTGTTCAATGGCAGAATGCTGATCACGACATTACCTGATGAATTAAAACATCAACCATCGGGTCTTATCTCTTTTTCTGACCAATACCTCAGCGACGAAGTGATTGATGAACGGGTATCAAAACCTGTTTTAAATTTAACCATCAACCCCGAGCCACCAGCTAGTTTGATGTTGAAGCCTAAATTACAGCGCTGGATTAATGATAACTACCTGCAGTGGGTAAAATCACAACCATGTTGTGTCTGTAATTCCATCGCGCACGAAGCACATCACCTAATCGGTCATGGTCAGGGTGGAATGGGTACTAAGGCCCATGATTTGTTCACTATCCCATTGTGTCGCATTCACCACAGCGAGTTGCATAAGGATCCAAACGGATGGGAAAGGGAGCACGGAAGCCAATTAATTTTTTTAATTCGCTTTCTAGACCGTTCAGCGGCACTAGGTGTATTTGGTTAATGCGGTAGTGGGAGATAACAGAATGAATTATCAATATTTAGAGTATCTTCGAGCAAATGTGACCTTAGCATTAGCCAATATTAACGGAGGAACTAAAGGGCAATTAGATGCGTTTCAAGGTGCAGCATTAGTAAGAACGAGTAGATTCAAAAGAAATAGAATGCGTGATAGTACAGGGGCAATGCGTGAATCAGATCCTGTTAAATGTACTGAAACACGAATAAGTAAATCACCGATGCCTCCGATACTGGAAACAACATTTTGTCTTAGTTCATGGCGTCGTGCAGTTAATAAGTTAGATGAAGCTCATAAGGCATGGCTGTTGTACTGTTATGCATATGATTTGGATTATAACCATCAAGTAGAAATATGTAATTACGTGTGGGAGCAGTTTAAACCCTCACTATCAGGGAAACGGATCACTAAAAAGGTAACGGCCAGATTAATGCAATTGGTATGGCTAGCAGTACAAGATACCGCTTCAAGGTTTGGGGAAATACTAACACTTGATAAATATACAGATACAGCGTTAGCAAAATTAGTCGGTGTCAGTAAGTCAACATGGTCGGAGATATATCGGGATCATTGGACTATGTTGGTTTCTATTGTAGAACGAATAGATCGTGAGGTTTTGTTGTCGGTTTCAAATATTAGAAATGAGTCACGTTCTTGCAATTTAACATCATAATACTTGCAAAACCGAACAAAATAAGCCATATTTAACACTAATTTGGTATGTTGCCAAAATTGTTTATAACCTCGCAATGCGGGGTTTTTTTATGCCTGAAATAAACATAAGACTTGCTGTTACGATCGGTCAGAGTTACATGTGTAGTTATGCACAATAACTAACCAAAGGTTTGAAATTATCATGTTAAAACATGTACATATGACAGAAAAAGCAAGACTTGTTTTTAATGCGGTTACTGATGTGCCAGCCACAGCAGGTGAAATTTCGCAGGATGCTAAGTTAACAGATTCATGTTGCCAACTAATACTGACACAACTTGTCATGGCTGGGTTAATCAAAGAAAACATCAAAGAAAGAACATATCAAAGCATTCAACTGTGAAAAATGGGCGGCTGGTGGGTGTTGACGCACTCCACCAGCCATTTACCCGTTGTTGAGGTCACGGATAAACCAAGGCCCACCGCTTATACGCGTAAAGCTAGGTGAGCTTATCAAAAAAGGTTCTCCTGATCTATGAAAAACACTGTAATTTTAAACAGTATAAATTTAGTCAATGATGACTCACTCAGCTATATAAAGACACTTCCAGATAATTGTATTGACCTAATCGCAACCGACCCGCCATATTTTCAAGTTAAAAGCTGTAGCTGGGATAATCAGTGGGAAAATGTTACTGCATACTTATCTTGGCTTGATGAAATGCTGGCGGAGTTTTGGCGGGTTCTGAAACCAAACGGTAGCTTATATATGTTTTGTGGTTCAAAGCTGGCTGCTGATACTGAAATATTAGTTCGTGAGCGGTTCAACGTTTTAAATCACATAATTTGGGCTAAGCCATCAGGACCATGGCGAAGAGCGTGTAAAGCTGATCTGCGTAGTTTTTTTCCAAGTACAGAGCGCATTATATTTGCAGAGCATTACCAAAGCCCTTACAAAGGGAAAAGTAGTGAATATCTGCAACAATGCCGTGAACTTAAAGAAAATGTTCTTAAGCCATTAATTGAATATTTCAAGCAATCCCGTGATTTGTTAGGGATAACAGCAAAAGAGATCCACAAAGCAACAGGTAAGCAAATGGCCTCACATTGGTTTGGTTATAGCCAGTGGCAACTACCAAGTGAACCGGATTATTTGAAGCTTCAGGATTTATTCAAGCGAGTTGCTGAGGAAAAATTAAGTAAAAATCCGTTAGATCGTGAACACGCTGAACTGGTGATGCAGCAAGCAACATTAAGGCGTGAATATCATGAACTAGCTAAACAATATCAATTATTACGTCGCCCTTTCACTGTGACCGTTGATGTTCCTTATACAGATGTTTGGAATTATTCATCTGTGCAATATTACCCCGGTAAACACCCATGTGAAAAACCTTCAGCGATGATGGAACACATTATTAATAGCAGTAGCCGAGAGGGTGATGTGGTTGCTGATTTCTTCATGGGTTCTGGCGCCACAATAAAAGCAGCATTAAAACTTAATCGTCGTGTTATCGGGGTAGAGTTGGAAACCGAGCGATTTGAGCAAACCAAAGAGGAAATAAACAACATGAAGTTATAAAGCGGGTAGACCGTGCAGCCAAAAGGTAGCAATAGTTGGGTAATAACCAACTCCCGAGTCTCCAAAGTAGAGAGCCAGCTTTGCATCTGGTGAGGGTTAATAAGAAAAGAAGCACCGGTGACGAAGCATAATCGCCAATTATGCACTGGTTAGATCCAACGGGGAGCAGAGACGAACTGGGGTGACGGACTCAAGGGCATGAGCGAGGCCACTGCGAGAGTGTGGCTATAAGCAATCACTTCTTCTTTTATCCCCTCAAATGAGGGCGAAAAAACAGAAATCCCCACAAACTTTTAATTTCGGGCACTCCGTAGGGGGTGGTATATGCGTATGGATAAATTAACGACTGGCGCCTCCTATGCTGCTTCGACAGGCTCAACATTCTATTGGCTAAAACAATTATTAGATGGTTTCTCATCTGAGCAGTGGGCAGCAATTGGGGTATTAGGAAGCCTGCTTTTAGGTGTAGCGACATTTCTGACAAATTTATATTTCAAACGAAAAGAAGATAAGCGCAAAGAGGCGGCTCATGCCAAAGATACCAAATAAAATAAAAATGGCCGCTGCAGCTGGTGGGCTGATGACATTAACTGTTGCAATGGTTACTGAGTTTGAGGGGTATGACCCTAATCCCTATCTTGACCCCATTGGAGTACTCACGGTGTGTTACGGGCACACAGGCTCTGACATTATCCCCACAAAAACTTATACGAAAGCCGAGTGTGAAGCCCTGTTAGAAAAAGACTTGGCAATTGTCGCTAAAGCGGTGAAACCCTTAATTAAAGTTAATATCCCTGATTATACCAGGGCTGCACTTTACTCATTCACTTATAACGTAGGAACAGGGGCTTTTTCACGTTCTACGCTACTTAAAAAGTTAAACGCTGGTGACCAAGCTGGCGCATGTAATGAACTTAAACGCTGGATATATGCTGGGGGCGTCAAATGGAAAGGGTTAATGACAAGACGAGAAGTAGAAAAAGCCGTATGCCTTGGCGAGTTCGCTTATGCATATCCGCTTTCATTATCGGATTCCCCATCTACTTGGCAACTGGCGTATATGTACTCAGAGACGATACCTGTGGTGTTAACAAGGTAAGCTTAGAAAAGCGTTGCCAAAAAGCCCTAGATCACTACCGAGGCAAGCAGGTGAATTTATGAAAATAGATAATTCATTCTGGTTATTTTTGGCGCTATTTGCTGTGAGCTGGTGGGCTATCACTGAATATGAAAGCAATTCACTGTTGAAAGATGACAATTTTAAGAAAAGCAAAATCATTGCTACTCAGTCGCTTCAATTCAATCGGTTTAATCAGATAGCTACATCGGCATACCGTTATGGTATTCAGGCAGAAGTTAAATCACAGGAGAGAGTAATTGAATACAGAACGATTCTTAAAAAAGAGCCTACTTGTGATTTGCTTGTGCCTCAGTCTATTGCTAATAGGTTGCTCAAATACACCGATAATCTTAGATCAATGTACACCGATACCGGAAACATTAACTCAGCCAGTATTAGTACCTCTACCTCCCAAACTTTAACGTATTGCGAAGCAGTAGTTTGGGTTGATTATTTATTAGCAGCGCTTGATAAGGCTAATGGGCAATTAAAGAGCATTCGAGACATTGATGCCGAGAGAAACAACCCAACACCACACTAGAAGGGAGTGTTTACGCTAATGGCTATTTTTAAGCGGCTAACTGAAGAACAAATTAAACAAAACTATGACCATTACGCATTATTTATGGGAATCGTTCCAATTTATGTTGGTGATGTTCATGGTCAGTGTCGTGTTGCTGTTCGCAATTGGTACCCTGATTGGTTATTAGATCTAGCTGACTTTGTTCACCAATTCACGCCATATGATGAATGGGCTATCAAGATGGGCAAGCCAATTAACTAACTGACAAGAAAGTAATACTAGAAATTGAACAATAATGAGTCTCGCAATAGCGGGACTTTTTCATATCTACAGGAAAATACTATGTTTAAACACGAATTAGGTCAGGTTGTACAAGTAACCATCAGCGGTGAAGAAGGTCATATTAAAGGCCGTGCAGAGTATCAAAACGATGCCAATCAGTATTATGTCCATTACCTATCAGCGGATGGCCGTGCCATGAATGCATGGTTTGAAGAAGGCGAACTATCACCAGTCGAATTAAAATTAGACAATTAGCTTTAAACCTCTACAAACGTCATTCTTTGAGTGGCGTTGATAGAGCTTTAATTGATTGCTATTTTCTGGGGTAAATTATGGCTAATTTAACTGATTTAGCTAATCAACTTAGAACTATTCGTAAGCAAATCCCTTTTGCGACAGCGCAAGCACTGACTAGCACTGTACGTAAAATAGAAAATGCACAAAAGGTCGCATTACAACGTAATTTAGAAAGCCCAACACCTTTCACTGTTAAGAGTATTAAAAGCCGTGGGGCACGTAAAAGTGATCTACGGGCTAAAGTGTTTGTGATGAATATAGCGGCTGAATACTTAACACCATTTGAAGAGGGCGGCATTCATAAACTGAATGGTTCTGCATTGCTTAACCCTAAAAACATTAAGCTGAATAAATACGGTAACTTACCAAGAAATAAGTTAAGTAGCCTTAAAGCTAAAGATAATACTTTCATTGGTGATGTTGGCGGTGCTAATGGTGTGTGGCAGCGCAAAAAAGTGAAAAAAGGAAAGAAAGGACGGAAACGCATACAGCGATCACCGAATGGAACTCGTAAAGATAGAAAAAAACAACCAATGCCGAAACTGCTTATTCAGTTTGGTGATGCCTTACCTGTAAAGCCAGTTTTAGGATACCAGGACAGAGCCATGAAAATAGCTCAAGCATTGTTACCTCAAGAAATCAAGCGTGCCATAGCCGAAGCGATGCGAACCGCTCGATAAGCAACTTGCTACCAATTATAACTAATGAACACCCTACAGTATGTGGGGCGTTTTGCTGCATCTAAAATACGAGGTGTAATAATAAAATGGGGAAGGTTACATATAGCAGGCTCAGGGAGTTACTCGATTACAATCCAGATACAGGTCTGTTCACATGGCTACAATATAGAAGCCAGAGAGCTAATAAGGGGTCAGTTGCTGGGCGAGTGAATATGACAACAGGTTATGTTGAAATTCAGATAGATGGAACCCGATATAAGGCCCATCGTTTAGCATGGCTATATTGTCATGGTGTAATGCCTGATAAGCAGGTAGATCATATCAACTGTTGCAGAACCGATAACAGAATCACCAACTTGCGGAAGGCTACCAGTTCGCAGAATCAGCAGAACACTGGGCTGACGAAGTCTAACAAATCAGGAAGAAAGGGCGTTTATTTCCGTGGTGGCAAATGGCAGGCTCAGGCACAGATAAACGGTAAGAAGTATCACCTCGGCAGGCACAAGAGCATTGATGAAGCGAGCAAAGTATATGAAGAGTTTTGCAAGGAGAAGTACAACGAATTTTATCGTCACCCAGCAACCCATTGAGTCTTATATTTTTTTGGGTCCTTCCCTGCGATCTTTGTAACACGGGTCATTGCGCGCCGTGCAGTTTCACCAGCTAAAAATTTTTGAAATTTGGGTAACAGGTAACACATCGGTATTTCTGAGGTTACGTTTATCTTTATGAATTTAAAAATAAATATTTATTTTTTGTTTCATTTTTTATGTTACCCATCTTGTTACCTTAGCTAATAGGTAACAGAGCGGGTAACAACTTAAGGTAACATTTAGGGTAACAGCATGAATCAGTCAGATTTTGCAAAACTGCATGGCGTCAGTCGTAAAACTATTACGATGTGGAAATCTCGTGGATGGCTAGTCATGGATGGTGACGAAATTGATGTTGATGCCTCAAATGAAAATATAGAACGATACCGAAAATCCCCCTCAGTATCTGCAAATAAATCTAAACCTAAAAAAGAAAAAAAACAGCCCAATAATGAATTAACGGATGAGTCACCAACACAGACAGCTGAAAGGCTAATTCGTGAAATTGGCGCGGACATGTCTTTTGATGAAGCTAGAAGAATAAAAGAAAACTTCCTTGCGCTACTTACTAAGCTGGAATACGAAAAAGAGGACGGACAACTGATTGAGCTTTCAGTTGCAGAATCAATCTTGTTTGCTGAATTCAGAGAGCAACGTGATGCTTGGATGAATTGGCCATCTCGTGTTGCACCAATTATGGCTGCTGACTTGGGCGTTCCGGCTGACAGGATGACTGAGGTGTTAATCGAACATGTCCACAAACATATTACTGGTCTCGGGGAGCCTGAATTCAACACAGACGAAGCGTGATAGGTTATTAGCTAGTGTTAAAAAAGGATGGACGCCACCACCTCGTATTAGTGTTCCTGACTGGGCAGACCGTTATAGAAAGTTAGCAAAAGAAGCGGGGAGTACATCAGGATCATGGCAGACCGATACGGTGGAAATTGCGCGAGGCCCAATGCTTTCCGTTACCGAGTCAGGTGTCCATACGATTACTGTTATGTGCTGTACTCAGTTGATGAAAACAGCTTTACTTGAAAATGTGTTTGGCTATTTTGCTCATTTAGATCCATGTCCTATGTTGTTGTTGCAACCAAAAGAGGATGCAGCTGAACAATTTTCAAAAGAACGAATTACGCCATTAATTCGGGTTACCCCTGTATTAAGAAAAATTGTTGGTGCGAATAAACAAAAAACATCAAAAGAAACGTTGCTATATAAATCATTTCCCGGGGGGTTTTTAGCCTTGGCTGGTGCTGGTAGCCCTGATAACTTAGCCCGCCGCCCAATTCGTGTATTACTAGCCGATGAAGTTGATAAATATCCAATTACGCGAGAAGGTGACCCTATCACGTTAGCAGAGGAACGAACGGCAACATTTGGTCTTAATTGGTTATCAGTAAGAGCATGTTCTCCAACTGTTGAGGATGAAAGCCGTATAGCGGCAAGTTATGAGGATTCGGATCAGCGTAGAGCATCTTTAGCTTGTCCTCACTGCGGTCATCGTCAATTCCCTGATTTTTTTAAGCATGTTCATTGGCCTAAAGAAGGTGATAAACACCAACCACACCTTGCCTTAATATATTGTGAAAGTTGTGGAGCTGGTTGGTCTGAGGGTGAAAGACTAAGGGCTTTACGAACCATCAGATGGCATCAAACTAAACCTTTTGAATGCTGTGGCAGCCGACACTCACCATTAAATGATTATGATCAAGCATGGCATAACGATGATGAAGCCGCAGTAGATAAAGTGTGGGAATGGTCACAGTCTGAACGACATGCTGTTTATAGAGCTATTTGCCCAGACTGCGGAGGGCTTGGGGTTAGCAATATTCATGCAGGTTATCAAGCATCTAAATTGTTTAGCCCATGGCAAAAAGATAAACCTTCTGATATTGCACAGAAATATTTAAAGGCAAAGGGAGATCCAGATAGAGAACTGGCATGGTGGAATACCCAAATGGGATTACCTCATCGCCCCAATTATGGTAAGAAACTGCCCATTGATGCTCTATTGGCCCGAAGGGAAGTTTATGATGCAGAAATACCAATGGGGGTAGTGGTATTAACAGCAGGAATCGATACCCAAAATGATAGGCTTGAAATTGAAGTTGTTGGTTGGGGGAAAGATGAGGAAAGTTGGTCTATCTCATTTGATGTTATTGAGGGTGATTTAGAAACAGCTGAACCATGGACTAGATTAGACGCTTATCTTAAACAAATATGGCGCCGAGCTGATGGTCGTGGATTTACTATTATGGCGGCTTGTCATGACTCTGGTGGTAATCATACCCAAAAAGTTTATGAATTTGCTAAAGAACGCTTAGGTAGACGTATTTGGGCTATCAAAGGTGAGTCGGCGACTAATGGTAAGCGTTCCCCCATTTGGCCTAATAAGCGACCAACACCCAAGAATAGATCTCAATTTAAACCCATTATCATCGGTGTTAACTCAGCAAAAGACTCCATTAGATCTCGCCTACATATTGAAGAAAGAGGACCAGGATATATGCATTTCCCTGTCGATAGGGATATGGGGTATTTCAGCCAATTAACATCAGAAAGATTAATAATGAAAGAGGCTGCTGGGCAACGTTATAGTGTTTGGGAGCTTCCTCATGGCAAGGCAAATGAAGCATTAGACTGTCGTGTTTATGCTTATGCAGCATTAGCGGGATTATTTCATTTAGGATTGAAACTAAATGCTTTGGCAATTGCTATTGATAATAACCCTGACCGTTTATTACCCCCATCTTCTGAGCCAGAAGAAAAACTAGACCTGCGTTTACCGGGAGCAATTCTTCCTGAAGAACAGGAACAGCCTAAGCGTAAACGTATTTCCAGCAAATTAGCATAAGGGATCCCTATGTATCACAAAACAGGTTTACTCATGGGAATGAGTCGAGACCAGCTAAAGGCTGCTCTAAATACAGCCCAACAAGCTTATTTAGATTTAGCTTCGGGCACGAAAGGGGTTTCTTTTTCTTATTCTCAAGGTGATGGAACTCGATCTGTGAGTTACCAAAAAACAGAACTCTCACACTTGTTAGCATTAATACAGATGTTACAAGCGGAGCTTGGTTTAATTCCTCGCGCTAGGCGACCTGTAAGGTTTAAATTCTGATGACAGTTCAAATACTTGATAGGTACGGTAAGCCATATCAATCAGTTCAAAGGTCTAAACCTCATGCACTGGTAGGTGGTAGCCGTGTTCCTTATGATGCTGGTAATTCCTACAGCGACCAGCTTGCAAATTGGCAACCGGCACTGTGGTCACCTGATAATGAAATCAATATTTACCGTGACAAGATTGTATCCCGTGTCCGAGATTTGGCACGTAATGATGGATGGGCATCAGGGACTATTACTCGAGTACTTGATAATGCCGTGGGTGCGAGTTATCGGCCAGTGTTTAAGCCTGATTATCGTTTGTTGCATTTCATCTCAGGAAATAAAGCATTTGATGCTGTTTGGGCTGCTGAATATAGCCGTGTCTTAACTGCACACTGGCGTTCTTGGGCTAATGATAAAGGACGATATTGTGATGTTGAGCGTAAGCAAACGGTATCACAAATGTTACGCCTTGGTTTCCGGCATAAATTACTCGATGGTGATGCTCTGGCAATTTTACAGTATCGGCCCGATAGGTTGGGAGCCGGTAAAGCTAATTATGCAACAACAATTCAGATAGTAGATCCAGATAGATTAAGCAACCCTCAACAAAATTTTGATATGGCCAATATTCGCGGTGGTGTTGAAATTGACGATGATGGTGCTCCTATTGCTTATCATATTAGAGAAGCTCACATGGGGGATTGGTGGGCTGCGCAAAAAACCATGACATGGAGGCGGATAGCCCGTGAAACTTCATGGGGGCGGCCTATTGTTGTTCATGACTTTGATATGGAACGAGGTTCACAACACAGGGGCATAGGGATTTTAACACCTGTAGTTCAGCGACTAAAAATGCTGATTAAGTATGATCAGTCAGAGTTAGAAGCGGCGATTTTAAATGCCATATTCAGCGCATATATCACCTCACCTTATGATCCTAAAATGGTTGAGTCTGCGATGGGAGAAACTTTTGATGATACTGAGGTGGGTGCTTATCAGGAAGGTAGAATGGAGTTTCACAACGATCGTCGTATTAGCTTAAATAATGGCGCGAGAATTCCAACCCTTTACCCCGGTGAAAGTATTGATACTGTGAATGCGACACGCCCAAATAGTAATTTTGAAGGGTTCGAAAGTGCAGCACTCCGTAATATTGCCGCCGCAACGGGTCTTTCGGCACAGCAATTAACTCAGGATTGGTCAAAAGTTAACTACTCTTCGGCACGTGCAGCAATGTTGGAGGCATGGAAAACGCTAACTCGTCGTCGCGATGATTTTGCAGCAGGTTTTGCCGATCCAATTGCAAGTGCTTTTATTGAGGAAATTCACGATATTGAAAACCTTCCCATGCCTAGTAATGCTCCAGATTTTTTAGAGGCTAAAACAGCTTATTGCCGAGCATGGTGGATGGGACCAGGGCGTGGTTGGGTTGATCCTGTTGCAGAGAAAAAAGGCGCTATCTTAGGTATGGAAGCGGGTTTATCTACCCTTGAAATGGAAGCCGCTGAAAACGTTGGTGAAGATTGGGAGGAACTCGTGGACCAGCGTGCCTATGAATTACAAACGTTCAAAGAACGAGGATTGGAGCCGCCTAAATGGGCACAAGCTGAACAATTCTCACCGGATAAAATAGAACAACCGGAGGCCAAGTGAATTTACCCCACTTAGCGCAAAAGCTATTTAATACCCCTCTGGCCATTCATCCACAAAAAGCAGAAGTCGTGATAAGTGCCGTCATGGAACGATTTGGTATTACGCAAATTCGTAGCACGATGATGGAAGATGATTATTACGATGATGATCGCTTTTCGCGCAAGAAAAAGGCCGATGCAGGGTATGACATTTTAGAAGGGGTCGCGCTGATATCAATACAGGGAACGCTAGTACAAAAGCTTGGAACATTGCGACCTTACAGCGGTATGACTGGTTATGACGGAATACGGCAAGTATTTTTATCAGCCATTCACGACCCAGAAGTCAAAGGTATTTGTCTCGATATTGACTCTCCTGGTGGAGAGGTGGCTGGATGCTTTGATCTTGTTGATTTGATTTATGAATTACGAGGTAAAAAACCAATTTATGCCATTCTCTCTGAAAATGCATATTCAGCGGCTTATGCGATTGCCAGCGCAGCCGACAAAATTTACGTACCGCGTACGGGTGGTGTAGGTTCAGTCGGGGTGATTGTTATTCACTGTGATTGGTCACAACGCATAAAAGATGATGGGCTAAAAGTTTCCATTATTACTTATGGCGATCGTAAAGCGGAGAGTAACCCGTATATAGCGCTTAGTGATGAAGCGAAAGCGGCTATCCAGCACGATGTTGATGAAATGGGGCGTCTGTTTGTGAGCACTGTTTCCCGTAACCGTGGGCTATCTGAAAAGATAATCCGCAATACACAAGCAGCCTGTTTTTTGGCTGATGAGGGCGTACAAATTGGGCTTGCGGATGTTGTTGCCAGCCCTGATGTCGCATTTCACGAACTGATGAAAGTTTCTGGAGTTAAATAATATGTCTAAATTTACCTTTGCTCATCTTATTGGTCGCAAGGCTAAAGCTACTGAAGAAGATGATGAAAAAACACGCAAAGCGAAAGGTCGTCGTGTAGAAGATGACGATGAAGAAGAAAATGCTGAAAATGATGATCCTGAATCGGAAGATCAAGACGACGAAAAAGAAGGTCGTAAAGCGAAGAAGGCGAAAAGTAAAAAAGCCGAAGATGATGACGAAGACCCTGATGCTGAAGATGATGAAAATGCAGAAGGTGACGACGAAGATGCCGAAGATGATGAAGACAACAAGGACGTGAAAAAAGGCCGTCGTGCCGAACGTAAGCGTTGTGCTCGTATTTTTGGCAGTAAAGCCGCTGCTGTGCGTCCTGATATGGCTGCTCATTTGGCATTTAATACTAATTTGCCATCGAGTGAAGCAATTAGCACTCTGAAAGCCATGGGCGGGGTTTCAGCGCAGCAAAGCAATCGTCGTTCTCTTGATGCTCGTATGCGTGAAGAAGAGCAAGTGCGTTTAGGTCAAGATGCGGAAGTGGCGCCAACAGGTTCTGCAGCATCTATTGTTAACAAAATGACAAGCCTGTACAACAGTAATAAAGGGGGCAAATAATGGATCAGATTTCACAAAACCCATTTCAGCCGGGTGTGCGCCAAGCGGTTTTTAATCCTGCCCAGTTAATCTCAGGGCCGCTTCAAGTTGTGACTGATACGGTAACTATTGCGAAAGCGGGTATTTTAAAACGTGGTACCATCCTTGGTAAAGTTACCGCTTCTCGTGAGTACGTTTTATGTAAAAAAGATGCGGCAGACGGCAGTGAAAAACCCTGTGCTATTTTAGTTGATGATGTCAACACAACGGAAGATAGCGTTTTAGGTGGTGTATATCTCATGGGCGAGTTTAATCATCATAAAACAACGTATGATGCGACTTGGACTATCCCTGAACTGACTGACGAGTTGCGTCAATTCTCTATTTTCCTTCGCGATAGCGTACAAGCTTAATAGCGTACAAGCTTAATCCCCCATTAATTCACTTAGACGTTGAATGCTAGCAATAGTAGGGCTTTTGACGTCTTTTAAATGAGAAAAAGTATGAATATTTTCGATACGAATGTTTTAGTTCAAGTCGTGCCAAACCTAATGACTAGCCAAAACTGGTTATTAGATAAATTCTTTCCAAACGTGGTTGAGTCTGATACTGAAGAAGTTTCTATCGATGTAGATGTGGGCTTACGTCGTATGGCTCCATTTGTTTCGCCATTAGTGGAAGGTAAACTGGTCGAGGCTCGTAAGTTCCAAACCAACAGCTTTAAACCTGCGTACATCAAAGACAAACGTGCACCTGATTTACGTAAGCCTATCCGTCGTCAAATCGGCGAACGTATTGGTGGACAGTTGTCTGCAGCAGAGCGAGAAATGCTAAACCTCCAGTTCGAAATGGCCGACCAAATCGATATGATCAACCGCCGCTTAGAGTGGATGGCATCTAGCGCATTGGTTTCAGGTACGGTCACAGTGGCGGGTGAGGGTTACGACACGAAAGTTGTTAATTTTGGTCGCGCCGCTGAATTGACAGTCACATTAAGTGGCAGTGATAAATGGCCAACTCAGGTTGATGCAGGAAAAACCAACACTAAACCAAGTGATGATATTGAAGATTGGGCACAGCGTATTTTGAAAAACTCAGGTGCGGTTGCCACAGATATCGTGTTCACAACTAAATCATGGAAAGCATTCCGTTTAGATACCACAATTAAAGACACTGCGATCACTTTCCCTGCGTTAAGTCCGTTTGGTAATCAAATTAATGCCGGTACACAAGTTCAAAAAGGTGCGGTGTATAAAGGCCATTGGGGTAATTATGACTTGTGGTTATATAACGACTGGTTCATTGACCCGATTGATAACGTTGAAAAACCGATGATCCCAGATGGCTCTGTAATTATGTCTGGGGCTGACTTAATGGGAACACGTGCATTTGGGGCAATTATTGACCCTGCATTCAATTATGGTCCGCTGGCATTTGCACCAAAATCATGGCTAGAGCATGACCCGGCGCAGCGTTTCTTAATGATGCAATCTTCACCGCTGGTTATTCCTAGCCGTGTGAATGCGGCATTGTGTGCAACGGTAGCCTAACGGAGGCATTATGGCGAAGAAACCCCAAGAGCAGCAGGATAAAACTGATGACTTGGGGGGATTACCCCCTGAGTTACAGGTTGATGCTAATATTCAACAAGATGTTGCTCCAACAGATGAATTAAATGATAAACCGCCTGTTGAATCAGATCCAAAACCAGACCCTGAGCCAAAACCAGATAACGATGATGAAACTGATGATATTTATGTCGTTGTAAAAGGTCGCTCAGTCCAGCACAACGGTATTCTCTATACTGAAAGTCAACAAATTGAATTGGATGAGATTGATGCCAATCGGCTTGTTACTCTCGGTGTTGTTATGTCATTGGCTAGAGTGCGTGAAAAGTTGGTTCAAGCCAACCCAGCTGGCACGGTAACCATCAGTGGGGGTTGATTGGGATAAGCATCTATTAAATCCACTTCATAATGTTTTTGCTGAAAGGGCGAACTGGCGACCTAAAGAAGGGGAACATTATGATATTGAGGGAATATTTGATAGAGCCTATGCCCAAAACTATGAGTCCCTCGATGGGGAGAGTGGCATTAACACCACTCGACCTATTTTAGGTGTGCGAGATGCTATTTTCAAAACCCAGCCTGCAAAAGGCGATAGGGTATTTATTTATAGCGTGAGTACGTTATTCGTGGTTGGGGATGTTCAGCCTGATAGTCATGGTGGAACACATCTCATCTTAAATAAGGTGGCATCATCATGAATGCAGCACAGATCCGCGAGTTAGTTGTTAACTCTTTAAAAGGGAAAACAGCCGCAGAAAACCGTGTTTATTCACCGATGGATTGGTCAACAGTACATGCGGATTATCCTTGTATTATTGTTCAAACACCGTTTGATCACAAAAAATCACTGGGCCGTAACGTACCTCAATTCAATACCATCACGACAGTGCGTGTGACGGGACGACTAGAAGAGTTTGATGGTGATGACCTCGATGGAGCCATGAAAGCCGAAATCGCATTGGAAGCGTTACGGGAAGAAATTGAGCGCGCTGTCATTAATAGTTATGAATTGACGCGCCAAATTCAGCAGTTTATTGAAATTCGTTCTCAAATCGATATCAGTGCAGGTGGTGAAGGCCATCTTGCACAGTTATTGATGGATTTAGATATCGAATATTATCAAGGCCCCGAAGAGTTTTATCCTATTGAGGCGGATCCGTTAACGGGTATTGATATCAATGTTCAACAACCGGATGGCACACCTCAGCATCACATTAATATTGACCTGACCTAATCAGGAGTCTTTATGTTTGTAAAACCGATTAATGGCCGCAGCGTACGCTGCCCGGTCAAGGGTTCTCCTTTGCCTGAAACAGGGCAAGAAGTACCCAATAATGTTTATTGGCGTGCGCGGCTTAACGATGGTGATGTTGAGCTTGTTATACAACAATCCAAGGAGAAAAAAGCATGACAGTGCCATTTTCACGTATTCCTAATAATCTTCGTGCACCACTTTTTTATGTTGAGTTTGATAACTCAATGGCAAACAGTGCTTCAGCGACACAGCGCTCATTACTTATTGGGCAGATGTTAACAGGGGCTGCAGCACAAAATGCTATCCCTGAGCGAATTTCCTCAGCACCGCAAGCCGCCGAGCGTTTTGGTAGCGGTTCAATTTTGCATGGCATGGCAAAGGCTTATTTTAGTAATGACATTGCGGGCGAAGTTTGGATATTGCCTCATACTGATACGGCATCGATGACTGCCGCAACGGGCACCATAAAAGTGAATAGTCCAGCGAATGCAACGGGTGTTATTTCTCTTTATATTGCGGGTATTCGTGTACAAATCACAGTTGTTGCCACAGATACTCCTCAAATGGTTGCAACGGCGCTACTTAATGTGATTAACCGCAATTCTGAGTTACCTGTTACCGCAAAAGCGGAAGCGGATACTTTGACATTAACTGCAAAAAATAAGGGGTCATTAGGCAACGGTATTGATATTCAACTTAACTACCGAGGGTTAATGGGGGGGGAAGCGACACCATCTGGCTTAGAGCTTGTTATTACTGATATGAAAGGGGGCAGTGGCGCACCTGATTTATTAGATGGTTTAGCGAATCTTAATGATCGTAGTTTTGATTTTATTGCGAACCCATACAGTGACACCGCTTCTCTCGATGCGATTAAAGATTTTCTTTCTGATAATGGTGGACGTTGGTCTTGGGATCAGCAGTTATATGGTCATAGCTTTAGTGCAATAACAGGAACGTATGGTCAATTAGCCGATTTTGGCGAAAAACGTAATGATCAACATGGTTCACTGTTAGGTGTACCTAAATCACCTTCACCCCTGTATTTGTGGGTTGCTGCTTATGTTGGTGCTATCGCACAAAGCCTGCGTAATGATCCTGGTCGCCCTTTGCAAACTCTGCCTATCAATGGTGTGCTTGCACCTGATTCAGCATCACAACTTCGTCTGATAGAGCGTAATAATCTGCTACATAGTGGAATTTCTACATTTACTGTTGATGATGATGGCACTGTACGTGTCGAAAATATCATTACCACGTACCAGAAAAATGCTTATGGCGATAATGATGATAGTTACCTTCAGGTCGAAACCTTGTTTTTGTTGATGTTTGTTTCTCGTTTCATGCGAACTCAAATTACAAGTAAATTTGGTCGGATGAAACTGGCTAACGATGGGACCCGATTTGCTCCTGGTGCTGCGATTGTTACCCCAAATATTGTACGCGCTGAATTAATCGCGCAATACAAATCGTTGGAGTTCAATGGCTACGTTCAAGACTCGGATGCCTTTATCAAAGGGCTACTTGTAGAGCGCAATAGCCAGAATCCAAATCGCCTTGATGTGCTTTGGACTGGTACGCTTATTAATCAGCTTCGTGTGTTTGCGTTACTGAACCAGTTCCGTTTACAACCCTCAATTTAAGGGGAGACTATGTCAAATACAACTAACCGTTTGGCGGGGACGGCATACGTTACCGTCAACGGGATTTCAATTATGGTTGTGGGAGATTTTACCTATAGCCCATCAAAGGTTAAGCGTGAAACGTTATCAGGTATGGACTTTGTTCATGGCTACAAAGAGAAGCCAACCCCGGGTTTTATCTCGATGCGTGTGCGTGATTCTGGTGGTACCACCGTTGCTGATTTTAACAATCAAACCGACGTGAATATTGTTGCGGAATTAGCCAATGGAAAAACTATCATTGGGGAAGGGCTGTGGACGGTTAACACGCAGGAGGTCAAAAGCGAAGATGCTGAATTTGAAGTGCGCTGGGAAGGGCGCTCAGTAACGGAGAATTAACAGTGGAAATTGAAAAGAAAAAAACATTTACGTTGAGTACCCCGATTGAATCTAATGACGGTACCGTTCGGCATGAAACCATTGATTTGAAAGAGCCTGTACTTTTTCAGGTCGAGCAATTCTATGCAGAGCAGGCCAAGTCACCGAGTTCATTACCTGCGATGCGATTACTTATTGTACTTGTTAGCGGTATTCCTGATCCAATCATTAAAAAAATGTCTATTACAGACTTTGCGGTTTGTCGGGATTATTTACAAAGTTTTTTGGCATTCAATCCCTCAGCGAGTGGCAACAGCTAGCAGCTGAAGCAACGTATTTTTATAAATGGGGGCCACACGAAGCGTGGTCACTCACTAAAAGTCGGTTGCTGTGGTGGGTAGATAATGCAAATCGAATAATCAATAGAGGTAAAAATGGCGGGTAACACATTTGATTTTGAATTAGTTGCAGATGATAAAGCGAGTGGCGTTATCCGTCAGATAGAAACGGAGCTCAGCCGTTTACGTCCAAGTGTTCGCGATGCTAAAGAAAATTTGAGTTTAGGGGGTAACGACACAGTATCTAGCATGGGTGCTGTAGGGGATAAATTACGGGATATTTCCGATGTCGCCAAGAATGGTGTACAAAACATTGGTGATATGATCCCCCCGTTAAAAAATTTTGGCGAATTATCAAGTAAGTACCTCGGACTTGCTAAGAAGATTGGGGGGATTGGTGCAGTTGGCTATGCGGGCTATCAGATGGCGGCTCAGATCCGCGATGAGGGACGAAAAGCGACAGAAGTTTCAACTAGTGCGAAAAGCATGGGGATGACGGTAGAAGAAGAAACCCGGTTAACAGGCACTCTTCAGCAACGCGGGATTGATGAACCGGAAGCCCGTCAGTCTATGTCGGCATATTATGTCGAACTAGATAAAGCAGTTAAAGGCCAGAATAATGATCTTCTTGCTTCAATTCGCCAAATTGGTGCGAATATCTATCAAAAACAAGATGGTACGGTTGATGTTACTAAGACATTGCAGAGCCTTGAAAAAGCAATATCTAAAATGCCTGAAAGCCGTAACTGGGAGTTACAGAGTAAAGTTGGTCTTGATAACAATATGTTAGGGCTAATGAGAGAAGGCAAATTTGATGAACGGCTAGAAAAGTCAGATCAGCTCGGTTTAACTCGTCATACCGAAGTGGTTGAAAAACTGAGTAAGTTAGATACAACACTGAATGAGTTGGGTGCTGCATGGGATGGCTTAAAAACACGAGGTAAGGATAAGGTCAATAATGTATTTTCTGATGATTCAGTTGTTGAAGGGCTTGGTGGTATACAAGAGCTGATGACTTATGGGCCTGATAGTGCAGCAATCAATAGAACACTGGGTTTTATTAATGGTGACGAATCTAAAATATTACGTTGGGCATACGAAACCCCTGAATTTTATGACAAGTTAGATTGGGGGGATCAGGCTGCGGTTAGTCTTGGATTTATGACCGATAATGTTCAGAAAGAATACGATAAATGGCAAAAATTGCATACACCTACAAAAATAGAAGAGCCCGTACCTGATTATGGAGAAGTACCTGATAGTTTTGTTCAAGATGAAAAATATAACCCTAATCGTCGCGGATTGAGAAATAATAATCCTGGTAACTTAATTGCGGCCCCAAATGCAACAGGGCGAGATTATGGTAACAATCATTATTATGCGCAGTTTGCTAACCCACGTGATGGTATTGCTGCTATGTCACGACAATTAATGTTGGATGCAGAGCGAGGGCTGAACACGATTGATGGTTATATGCAAAAATATGCCCCATCAAAATCAGGTAATAATACTCAGGGTTACATTGATAGAGTTTCAAAAGGAACAGGGTTTGGTCCTTATGAGCAGCTCAATATGCATGATCCTGATGTGTTAGCCAAAATCATCCCTCATATGATTAAAGTGGAAAACATTGAGCAACCTTATAGCTACGAGCAAATAAGGGAAGGTATTATGGATTCGATAACTGATGATCGATGGAAAGGGCTTAGAAATCCAACTAAGGTTATGGAACAGCGCGACATGATTGTATTGCGTGAAGAGCAAAAGAAATCTGAGCAACGCTCACAAGTTGTGCCATCAATAAATACGGATAATCAAGCAACTCAAGCCGTTGATATGATCACTAATGCCTTATCTGAGGCGCTACAGCAAAATACTAAATTGGAAATTACTGTTGTGAGTGGCGATAAAAAAACAACGCAGTATTTGACACCTAAATCAAACGGTAAAATCACTGTCCCTATGGATATGCAGTAGATAAATTATTGTAAGCCGTGTTTACGGTTTTTTTATTTCTGGAGTTCCCATGGCATTAATTAAAAACGAATTATCTTCTTTATTGGGAGAGGATATCTCTTGGTCATGGTCTGAACATTTACGCCAAGCTTCATTTAGAGGAATTCCGTTTGGTGTCATGTCGGGCGAGGGCGTATTTGGTCGTCGTGTTGCGGTACATGAATATCCTTACCGAGATCAAGCATGGGTTGAAGATTTAGGGCGTAGCACTCGACGAATTACAATAAAAGGTTTCTTAATTCAAGATAGCCTTGTCTATGATGCGCCCGATGTCTTTACTCAGCGTGATAATTTGATTGCGGCTTGTGAGGAAGGAAATACCGGCACATTAATTCATCCCACGCTTGGTGAATTGACAGTCAATATCACTGAAAGTGGTCTCAGAATTAATGAAAATGCTGACAATGGGCGAGTATTTGAATTTGAGCTGGTGGTTATTGAATCGGGTTTAAAGGTTTTTGCGATCACTGAAGCTGAAAGCACGGGATTACTGACGTCTAAAAATTGGTTAAAAACAGTAACCACTACAGCGGCAAAATACATTGCATTAGTTAAAGGTGAAATGCGAACTATTACGCAAACCATAGAAACCATCAAAAGTACAGCCAGCTTTTGGGTAATGATGGCCACTAAAACCGTTAATGAGGCAACCAACCTTAGCGACTCTTTAGGGAGTATATTCGGTTCTGATCAATATGGTCGTTATCAAACAGGAACTTTGGGGGGCGCGGTTTCTGGAGCGACGGGGCGAAAAGTCATGACAGATTTATCTTCTGATGATAACGCCTTAATTGAAAAACAGTTAACTGCTGTAACTATTGATCGTGAAAATATTGAATCACAGCTAAATTCAGTGCTATTGGCAAAGGATCCTGAGCAATTTTGTCAAAGTATTCAAGACGTCATTTTGCAAATCATGGAAATGGCCAGCAGCATTGAGCGCCGCATGCTGTTGCTATCTCAGTTATCCCAATTTGAGTACCCCAACCATCAAGAAGATAGTCAAAGCATCCGAGTTACCCAATTAACAGTCACTTATTTATCTGTTGTTACTGCAGCTGCGGTAGCAACCCTTTCGACACAAACATTACCTAGTAGTAGTAATGAGGCAGCTAACCAACAACGTGAAGTGTGCGCAGTGATTGATAATGCACTCACACAAGTAGGTGATCTTGCCATGGACGATGTTTATCAACTAGTTAATGAGATGCGTAGATCGGTTGTGACACAGTATGTCCATAAAGGCTCTGAAAGAGGACGGTTAGCCCTGTATTCGCTACCATCAACGCTGAGTGCTTTGCACATTGCTAATCGACTTTATCAAGATGCTAGCCGCAGTGATGAGCTGGTGATGGAGGTTGAGCCAAGGCATCCAGCTTTCATGCCAAACCAATTTAAGGCATTGAAAAAATGAGTGAAAAAAATGTGAATGAAGTTTCTTTGCTGATTAATGGTAAGCGTATCATGGGGTGGGATAGTATACGAATTACTCGGGGTATTGAACGATTCCCCAGCGACTTTGAATTGTCATTAATGGACTACTATCCAGCAACGGATGAAAAACAGTTAGTTAAAGCGGGTGATGCTTGTGAGGTATTGATTGGTGAGGATAAAGTCGTTACGGGCTATATCGATAGTTGGAATCCTGCCATTAATAAAACGCAGCATCAGATCCGCGTTTCAGGACGTGGAAAATGCCAAGATTTAGTCGACTGCAGCGCCAATTGGAAAAATAATGTTATTAGTCAATCCAATGCGTTACAGATAGCGAAGAAACTGGCCAGCTGGTATGACATTGACGTCATTAGCGATATTCCAGAGAGTCAATTTCAAAACATCCCTCAATTCACACTTAATTGGGGGGAATCCTCACAACAAGTCATTGAGCGAACATGTCGTTGGTCTGCATTACTTTATTATGAACTCCCATCAGGGAGTTTATTTTTATCTCGAGCTGGAACCGAGGTTGCAGCAAGTGGTATTTCTCAAGGTCTAAATATTGAAGAGGCCAATTATTCGGATTCAATGAGTAATCGATACTCTGAATACATTGGTGTTTCTTTATCAATATCTCCAATGAATGGTGACTATTCTTCCGTTGAGAATGCGAGAGCACAAGATCCTGAAGCTGATAAAATGCGGTACCGCAATTACATCACGATTGTTGAAAGTAACCTTATTACGGCAAGGCGAGAGCAGGAAGCGATTAACTGGGAAATGAACCGTCGCTATGGGCGCTCAAAAGAGCTACGGGTTGTGATTGATAGTTGGCGCGATGTTGATGGTCAATTATGGCGACCCAATACGTTAATTCCTATCAATATCCCGATATTTGATCTTGAAGATAAACAATGGCTGTTATCTGAAGTCGTCTTTATTCGGGGCAGTGATGGAACCAAGGCGATTTTAACGTTAATGCCCCCAGAAGCCTTTATTGTTGAGCCATACGAATTCTATCAGACGATTAGGATGTGATGATGAGCCAGATTTTAAGAGACATCAAAACGCGTATAGCAATGATGATTGGCTTCGGTAAAACCACATTGTCAGAAGATGGCGGTAATACTCAAAAAGTCCAATACCATAATAATATGGAAGTGAGAGACGGCACAATTCGTTACACCGATTTTGGTTTTTCTTCCTCTCTTCCTGCAGGGTCTGATGTTTTAATTGCTTACCTTAATGGTAATCGCTCAAATGCAATCATCTTTGCTAGTAACCATTCTTCATCAAGGCATCAAAACCTGAAATCAGGCGAGAGTGTACTTTATAACCAATGGGGGCTGCATATTTTAATGACCGAAGAAGGCATTGTGATTGAGGCAAAAGATAAAGAGGTGACGGTAAACAATGCTAAAAAAGTCATGGTGAATGCGTCAACTGAAGTATTGCTCAATACCCCAATACTAAAAGTGACGGGCGATATTATTGATAATTGCGAAGGTAATCAATCGACGTTAAAAGCGTTACGAGACAGCTATAACAAACATAATCATGATGTCAAAAATGTCCAATCGGGTGGCAGCGATATTACCAGCGAAGCTATCAAGGAGAAAGTCTAATGTCAGATATTTCAACGTGGTGGAAAGTTGATGAAAATCATGCGGATTGGCTAAAAGGCTCTGGGGATGTGCTATCAGGGGATGATTTACAGTCAGCCATTATTATCAGCTTATTTACCGATGGCTTAGCTCGTTCGGATGACAATATTGATGAGAGTTACCGTCGTGGCTGGTGGGGGGATCTCGGTTCTGACTATAACATTGGCTCACGACTATGGTTGTTAAATAGACAAAAATTAACGGTGAGTGTTGCGAAACAAGCCGAAGATTACGCGCGTGAATCGCTAAAGTGGTTAATTGATGATGGGGTTGTATCTTATATCGAAGTGGGTACTCAGATTGTATACCCCAATAGATTAAACATGATTATTCGTTATCATCGCCCCGGTGATGAGCGTGATTTACGGTTCTTTTGGGTCTGGGAGGCGTAGCGATGCCCTTTAAACGAAAAACACTCTCAGAATTACGAGAGCAAAATGAGCAATTTTTACGATCTGAATTAAAAGAGCCTGGTGCATTACTGCGATTTTCGAATATGCGAATACTGGCAGATATGGATGCGGGTATGGCTCATATGCATTATGGGTACTTGGATTATATCGCGAAACAAACAACTCCTTTTACTGCAACTGGAGAGTGGCTAGCGGGTTGGGGAGCATTAAAACGTGTTTTCCGTAAAGCACCTCAGCGAGCACAGAGTCAATCGGTTAAAGCGACGGGGTTATCAGGCTCAGTGATCCCGAAAGGTTGCAAACTTAATCGTGGTGATGGTTATCAATATCAAACAACACGTGAAGCAACAGTCAATATTCAGGGTGAGGTGTTAGTTTCGATTATTGCCATTTTGCCCGATATCAATAAAAACCCAGAAGGTGGCGGTTCATTAGGTAACAGTCCATCTGGAACGCAGCTCACTTTAGATGTCAGTATTGTAGGTGTTGCTTCTGAATTTGTGGCTATTGACCCGATTGTTGGAGGAACAGATATTGAGCCAGAAGAAGCCTTTCGTAGCCGTATTTTAGAAGCCTATCAAAATCCTTCTCAAGGTGGCAATGCATCTGATTATATTGTTTGGGCTAAAGAAGTGCCGGGTATCACGCGCGCGTGGGTTAGGCGTCGGTTACTTGGAGCGGGTTCAGTAGGTATCTATATTATGTGTGATGCTAACACTAATGATGGTTTTCCTATCGGTACTGATGGTCCTGCAACAAAAGAAGTGTATCAAATTCATGCAACAGGCGATCAACTTCGCGTTGCTGACTACCTTTATGATCTGCAATCAGTCACAGCACTCGTGTGGGTCTGTTCGCCCATAGCAAAGAAAATTGATTTTGTTTTCAGTGGTCTTTCTCATATTGATCAAGAAACTAAACGTAAACTTGAAGGGGCGATTGATGGTTTCTTTTATGAAAATAGCAACCCAGCAGATGTGAATATCATTAACCCTGCTGATATTGATCGCGCGATTTTTGCTGCACTAGGACTGGTGGGGTATCGACTCGTTTCACCCAGTACAGAAATTGAATTAGGTATTGGTGAAATACCTGTTCGTGGGGAGGTTGCTTATCAATGATCCCTTATACGGTTGAAGACTACACCAAAGGGCTAATTAGCCTTGCCCCGCAGGGATTAGCGTGGAATTGGATGTCTAATTCAGTGATGCACGCTGTACTTAGAGGCCTTGCGCGTAGCTATCAAAGCTCTGATCTCGATGCGATTCAACTTCTCAGCGGTGCATTTCCGAAAACAGCGACAGTGATGTTGCCAGAGTGGGAAAAAACATTAGGTTTACCTGATGATTGTGCTATCGGAGAAATGGATAGCTTACCTAAACGACAAGGTGCTGTAGTTTCTAAATTAGTGAGTTCAGGTGGACAATCAAAAGCCTATTTTATCAACTATGCCGCTGAGCTCGGTTACACCATTACCATTACTGAATTTAGACCCGCACGATGTGGCATATCAGCCTGTGGTGACCCACTCAATGGCGAGGATTGGCCTTTTGTTTGGCGCGTGAATGCAGGGGATACAGTAATCAGCTATGCATTATCGGGAGTGAGCTATTGCGGTGATCCGTTACGTTCGTGGGGGAATCGGTATTTAGAGTGTATGTTTAACAAATTATCGCCACCACACACGATACTTCAAGTTAGCTACCTCCAATAACTTCTTTCTATTTATTCTTATCACCTTCACTGAGTGAGGATTAGTCATGAAAAAAATTGGTGATATCACCAACACCGCCGACAAAAATGGCGAATTTACGGATGGTAACGTCGCAGCAGGTACACCACCAACTCAATTAATGGGAGCATGGTTTAACTCGGTTCAGCGAGAAATTTTAAACGTTTTAGCTAAAGCGGGTATACCTCAGTCTGCAACGAAAGAAGATCAGCTTGCTGAAGCAATAACAAAAATAGTTGCTGGTGCGGGTTATCTTCCTACAGGTTACAGCTATTCCAAAATTGAATCAGACGATAGATATCAACCTAAAGGAAATTACGCACCTGCGGGTGACTATGCAACCAATGCAGCATTAAACAACGGACTTAATAGCAAAGTAAATAAAGATAATGCTGAAATTAATAGT